TTACCTTCCTCAGATCCATTGATAACAATATAGTCCAAATCAAGTTCATTACACAGTGCACGTGCGACCGTGGTTTTTCCAAGGCCGGCAGTGCCGGTGAAAAGCATATTTGGCAATTCACCGGTCTCTACCATCTTTTGGAATGTAGTTTTTAGACCATCTGGTAGGATGGTATCTGCAATGGTACGTGGCCGATATTTTTCAACCCACAAAAAGTCATTTGACATTTACAATTCCTCATAACAAAAAATAATTATATCACACATTTAGGCAATTGTAAATGGTTATCCTTCCATTGCTTTTTCTTGTTGAATGTTCTCAACAACCTGGATAACTTGTACTGCATCATCACGCAGTTTTCCAAGTGTCGACATTTCTTCGCCCTTTACAGCACCACGTTGTGACATGGCATCAATAACGGCAACTGTTGAACGAGACACTTGATTTGCCAAGGTCAACAGGTGATCATACTGATCTGGTTCTTCTTTTTTACTCATATTATACTCCGTACGAAGATGATTTTTCTAGTGCAATCCAATATTTAACATTCACATTTTTATTGGTAAGACATGAAATAAGCTTTGATGAAATATTAACTTGATAATCGCCGGGTAAAAGTTTCAAATTTGAAATACCCATAATAAAGTTAAATTTTGCATCAGCAGGAAACTCACCATCAATATCGATCGAAAATGCATTTGATGTTGAGTTTTGGCTATCAACCACAGAAAGGCTTAACACACCATCCTTACCAGTAATTGATACCTCATCATGACCAAGAGTGGATGCGGCTCTTTTGATCTTATTAAGTGTATCTGCAGTAAGGACAAAATTAACCTCAGTTTCAGGCATGGTAATGTCTTTTTGTGGCGCGGTCAATGTCTCTTCTGGTGAGAAGAAATATTTGACCTTTGATCGACCGGTTGAATCTGACACGGTAACATATTCATCAACGAATTTAAGCCGTGGTTGGTCAACCAATCCTAGGACACCAATAAACTCATTCAAGTCATAGATGCCTAGATCTTGTGGAAACTCTTCGGCAACCACTGCAGTGGCTAGCACGTTTCGAGCTTCGGAAATTGTTTTAATTGTATTGCCCTGACGAATCAACATATTCTGATTAATACCAGAAAAGTTTTTCAGGACATCAAGAGTATTTTCACTTAGTTCCATAAACTATCCTCCAAAAGATAAAGTATTATTATACCACATATTCATTGGCTTGTAAACCCATTTTCATTTTGCTAAAGTTCTTTTCCTTAATAAATTCTATTTTATTATTAAATTTGCCATCAAGAATTTCACCTTTGTGTGAAATAACAAAAACATTTGTTTGATCATCCAATGTATATAGAATTTTAAGTAGATTTTCTACACCATCATGATCCAGAGATGAGTCAAATGTTTCATCCAAAATAAGCAAATTGGTTGCAACAGAATTCTTCATTTTAGCTACTTGTCTCCAAGTGAAAAGAAGAGCCAAATCAATTCTTTGTTTTTCACCCTCACTAAATGAATCATATGTAAATTCATCACGGTGCCGTGATCTAATTACTTCCTGGAATGATTCATCTAAATGAAAGTGCACAAAGAAATCCAACACTTGTAAATATTGGTTTACAAGCTTATTCATTACCGGTAAATATTGTTTAATAATTTTTGTTTTAATACCAGTATCTTTAAGCATTTCAACAATGACAAAATTGTAATTAAACTCTTCTGAAATTTTCATTTTATTTTCAAGAGCAGAACTTCTATCATCTTCAAATTTTACTAGATCGGCACGAGCCTCAGTCAGATCCGTGCCGATCTCTTTTTCTATATGCGACCGATAATCAGATATGGTCGCTTGGAGTTTTGAAATCTCTTTCGAGTTGGCAGTGAGTTTATGTACCCGATCTCGAAGCGTTGAAAGTAAGCTAGTCTGTTCACTAATCTCCGATTCCACTCCTTGGCCTTCCGTTCCGATTTGCTTAATCTCTGCCTTCCACCGATCCCTATCTGTTTGTGTTGATAATAAAATCTCATGTTTATGGCCGTCTGAAATGGTTTGGTCACACACGGGACATGCCTCATTCTCTTCGAAAAAGGAGATCCGTTTCTCGAGGTCGCGGATAGTTGATTGCCGATCTTGACCTCTGAGCATAAGACTCTGCTTCCTATCCTGTAAAGATTGTAACCTTTGTTCGGCTTCTGATATATCTGCATCGAGGCCGAGGCTAAGCTCACTATTCTCAGCCTGTAATTCATCGATGAGATTCTGCGATGCATGTATCCTAGATTCATAATCTTTTCGATTCTCTTCAGTTAATGCAGCAATATCGCGAATATACTTCTTTTGAGATTCAATTTTAGTTTTCACGATATCTATGTTATAATCAATTTGTTTGAGTTTGTCTTTTAACTGAGTATTTCTTTCCTTAAGGATTATATTCATTTTCGAAAATACATTAATGTCCAATAAGTCTTCAATCACTTCTCTTCTATGGCCACTTGGTAGTTGCATAAAAGGAATAAATGATGAAGAACCTAGGACAACAACTTGGTGAAATGATTTATGATTTAATTTTAGAATATTTTGTTCTAGAATTTTTTGGTATTCCTTAGCGTGTGATGATTGGTTAATCATTGTACCATTTTTCCAAATTTCAAATACATTTGGTTTGATACCACGGCATACCTTAAAATTATTACCACCAATATTAAATTCAACTTCAACCAAACATGCTTTATTATTGATTGAATTAATCAGTTGTGTTTTATTAATATTTCTATGAGCCTTACCAAAAAGACCAAATGATATGGCATCCAACATAGTGGATTTACCAGCACCATTTTGACCAATCACCAATGTAGATTTTGATTTATCTAAATCAATTTCGGTAAAATTATTTCCAGATGACAAAAAGTTTTTGTATCTGAGAGTTTTAAATATAATCATGCAAATTCCAGAGCCTGTGCTTCGGTCATGAGTTCACGTACTTGAATTTTAATCTTGTCTTTATTCAGGTCTGTATCAACTGCATCAATGTACGAGTCAATAATTTCCTGTGTATCGTCAAAATTAATTTTCTCATCCTCAATATTCTCACCAAGAAACTCTTGAAAGTTCTCGGCAATTTTAAGTTCATGGATGTTTCTATTTTGAATACGATCAATGAACCTGTCAAATGTAAATGTATCTGATTTGTTAATCACTACTACTTTGACTAACTTTCCATCCAGATTTTCTACATTATAGTTATTATAATCCATTTTTTCATCATTGTAAACAATTTTTTCAAATAAAGTGTGTGGATTTCGAATCTTTTCCACTTCACGAGTCTCTGTATCAATGACATGAAAATATTTTGGATCGTGAGCATCTGACCAGAAAAATTCCATTTGACTACCTAGGTACCAAATATTATCTTTTTTAGATGCACAGTGAAAATGACCAGTAAGAACCAGTTCAAATTTCTTAAAGATGTCTGCAGACATACCGTGTGTGTTCTTTACACCTCGCATCATTTCGAAGCCATTTAGTTCCAAATGACCACCAAGCCAATCTGCCTTACAGTCTTTAATGAATTGCATTGATGAATCATAGTTCTCTGAGTTGATCCAAGGGAGAAGTGCAATTTTCAGAGAACCATAATCCATCACTCTTGGTTCCATTACAATATGAATTTCATTCATGTAATGGCCAAGGCATTCTTTTAATGAATTTAGATCATTTGTATTCTTATAGTATGTGTCATGATTTCCAGGAATAATATCCATCTTCATACCATATTTACGAAGAGGATCTAAAAAATTCTTTCGATTATGATTTAATGCTTTAAAGTTAACGAATTTTCTATGGTCATAATAATCCCCGAGGTGTAGGATTTGCTCGATCCCATTCTCTTGACAGTAAGGAAAAAAGATTTCCGAATAAAATTTTGCCGAATTTTTGAGAAATATCTCGGAAGAGTTACGTATACCACAATGCGTGTCATTTAATACTGCTACCTTCACTGTAGAAACTCCGATAAATCTGAATCTGCCTTTGTTCCACGTTTCCGTTTCTGCTTTTCTTCTTTTGCAAATTCCTTGATTTCTGTATCAACATGTCTTACTTTTTCAATTCGATCGCGAAGTGTGTCAATAAAAGCACCAGCAACCTGTTGAGTCATGTCATCGCCGTGTTCATTAACCATAAAGTTTTCAATGCCAGATTTAGTTAAATATTTGAGTTTAATATCTTGTTGTTTTTTCTCTTTTGCAATACGCCGAAGAAATGCGTACCAAGTAATTTGAGTGAAATAAGCAAAAGCATTTGGTTTACCAGTTCTTGTTGCTGCTTCAAGATTATAATTTTCAATGGCCTTCAAACAATTTTCAACTGCATCCATGACCATCTCTTCGCGATATGTGTAGCGAATAAAATTAGATTTGTGAGACAAACCTTCAGCGATTCGTAGGAAACACTGAGCAATATAGTCTGGTACGATAGGAAGTTTTTGATCTTGTTTCTTGGCTTCTCTTACAGTGGTAACATAATCCACTACAGCCTGTGAGAACTCGGCATTATTCACATAATGTATGCTTGCGCGTTTTGTGCGTGCCATGTCGCCTCCTTTAATTATGTACTAATTATAACACGATAAGGTATAATTGTAAACACAAATAAACTTTCATAAAACTAAAAAATAGTTGTTTACAAGTTAGCTAAGTATGGTATAATAAATAGAGGTTTTCTGGAGGGTGGAATACTAAGACTCGTCCAGCGTTTTGTATTGCCATTCATCTGTATGACCAATAGACCATTTTGGTTTTGTTTCTACTCTATAATTTTGAGTACATACTTTAAAATCCGGTTGTTTTAAATTTGATGGCGTGAGACTTGAATCTCTCCAAATTACTCTATTATTAGGTTGGGCAGCAAATTGCCCATTATCTAATTGGATAATATTAAATGATTTATGTTCCGGATCGTGCTCGGAAAAATTTATATCCAATACAGATTTATCTGAGTGTGCATTATCAATTGTAAAAAGATATTCACCAGAATGCATTTGTTTATCTTTACCAAAAAATTCACAATTTGATAAGAGAGGTTTTTCTACTACTGTTAGGTAATAATCAAAGCAATCCCAAAGTTGTAATACATCCAAAGGTAGATCACCGTGATCCAATTTCCACACAAAGGCAGAAAGAGGAAGTTTATCATATAATGCTCCATATTCTGTAAGAAGTGTTTCGAAATATAA